CCGGGCTGGTGATCTGCACATCCGTCACATCACTGCGCCATTCCCGCACATGGTATTCGTAGGCGTCGCGTGGCCCGGCGCAGCTAAACCGGCTCGGTGCCAAATAAGCCCGCTCGGTCAGGCTGTCGTCGTCCTCCACATCAAGGCCGCCGGTGCTTTCGTCCACATTGCTCACACTGGCTATGTATGGGATGGGGTCAACAAGGATGTTGATTTCCCCGGCCAGTATGCCGCTGCTCTCCGCTCCGGCCTCCTCCGCCTGCACGATGGTGTCCACATAGGTTGCGCCGGGCGGTATCTCCGCATAGTCCAGCGTATTAAAATACCGCCCGCCCTGCGTTTTCACCCGCGTACCGGCGGGCACCGCCACGGTGTCGGCTCGTGCCTCTGCCAGCAAAAAGCGTTCCTTGGCCGTGGCCTTTTTGCTTTCCTGCCGTGTCAGCCCCAACAGCGCAACCAGCGCGTCCAGTGCCTCGCCGGTGCTGGTTTTCAAAAGCTCTGCCTGTCCCTTAATGTCTGCGTACTGCATGGTTTGGTATTCGATCAGGGCAAACGCTTTCAGCAGCAGGGTCTTGGCGTCAGCCTCCCCAAGCACCAGTTCCTTGCCGGTCTGCTCCCGGTAAATCCGGGCGTACTCGGCCTTTAACTGCTCCTCGGTTTCCTGCAGGGTCATGTTTTCAATAAAACTGATCTGTGGCACATTCGCCAGTTCACTGATATTAGACAAGATCAATCACCACCTTTGGGGTCATGTTGCCGTCGTGAGCTTTGCTGTCCGTCCATTCAACGCGCACCACCCGCGCCCTCGGCTCATACATCTTGGTTTTGCGCACATACTCCGCCGCAAGCAGCGCTTGGGCGCTCTCCTGCGGGTAGTCGGTTGTGCTTATGTCAATGCCAAAATCCCGGTCTAAAGCCTGTTCCCCGGTGTGGGTGCCATACAGCACTTGCAGGTTGCGGTAAACCTCCTGCGCTTCGCTGTCGTCCACCGTACCGGCGGCAATCTCAATAACCGGGCTGTCTGCCAAAATCACACCCAGCCCTCCTTACAGGTATTCTTCAATGGTCAGGCTCACTTTACATTCCACCAGCACACCGCCTTGCAGCACGGCGTCCCATGTTTCGCTTATGTCCGTGATCTTGAACGGGTAGGGCGAAAGCGGAACCCCGCCCACCACAAACCAGTCCACGGCGCTGCTCTCCGCCATACGCTGGAAATAATCAAGCGTACTGCGCGGGGGCACACCGTCCTGCGCCCGCAGTAAAAGGTCGAATGTATAGCTTTTCAGTTTCGGGCCTACCCACTCACTGCGGGCCTTGCCGCCCACGACTTCGTGTGTTGCCCAGTCGCTCCCCGTGCTGCCTTTCAGGTTGCTTGGGGTAAAAATCTTTGTGTGGCTCACGGTGAACACGCGGCCCATAAAACTGCCTATTGCCATCTGGCACCTCCTTACGGTAACGGCTGGCTGCTCTCGCTGCCCGGTGCGGCGCTGGTGTGCTTGTGCTGTACAAGGCTGATACTCTGCACTTTCACATCACCGCTGGCACCCTCGGCGTTCAAGATCGGCGCACTAACTTCAACCTTGGTCGGGCTGGTAATGCTTATGTCGCCGCCCGCGCTGATCGTAATGCTGGCCCCGTTTATGTTAAGGGTCACATCCCCGGTCACATTGCGGGTCACGGTGCCCGTTATGGTCTGCAATACATCCCCGGTCACTTCTTGCTCCAAGTTCCCCGTCAAGGTCTGCTTTACATCCCCGGTCACTTCCTGCTCCACATTGTCAAGGTATTCTTGCTTGGTGGTGCCCTTGCGCTTTTCCTCGCTATCGCCGCCAATATTAAACTTGAAGTCGCCGCCCGCCGATATGCTCATAGCGCCGGTGGCCTCCAAGCTCATAAAGGTGCCCGCTTCAATGGCTACGGTGGTTCCGGCCACAATGCCCATGCCCGTTTTGGCCTGTATGCTGGCGCTGGCACCGCTGCTTTTTAGCTGCAACTGCCCGCCCGCAATCACGCTTACCGGGCCTTTTGCCTCGTCGAAAATTTCACCGTTGCAGGTGCGCCCGGTGCGCTTGTCCACATACTGCGTGTACACGCCTGTGTTCTCGTCGTACCGGCTGTACGCCTGCCCCTTGCGGCTGGTGCCGTATTCCTTGCGGTACAGGCCCTTGTATCCCTCCGCCGGTTTGTTGGTTTTGTTCCAAACCGTGCCGGTGGTGGTGCCCGCCGCCGTGCCGTTGCTGTTGTGGGCAACACTCACGACCTGCCCCACGCAGGGCATTTTGTATTCGCCGTTGCTCATGGCGTTTATCTGCCGGGTCACGCTCTTGCCCCGGTCAAAGTAGGTCACTTCGTAAGTTCCGGCCTCGTAGTCAATGGCACTCACGCGCCCGGTTCTGTTGGTGCTTGCCAATGCTGCGCCTCCTCACTTCGTCGTAATCCCGCCGCCGTTGCAATAGCTGGCTGGCACCCAGCCGGTAACATTCTTGCCCACGGGCAGCTTGCCGCACCTTGCGGCGGTGTTGGTAATGCGGTATCGGTTATTCACCAAAATACCGTCATAGAAATAGAATGTGCCGCTCTTATAGCAGCTCGGTTTCGGGGCAACGCTGGTGTAATAGAACGGTGCCTTGGTCAGCGTCACCGCCGCGCCCGCCGTTGCGCCCGCCGCCGCGCTGGCCGCATTGGCCGCCGGGCTGGTGGTTTCGTAGGCGCTGTTGTAGCTTTCGCTGCTGCTGTCCTCGCTTTGGTGGTATTCGATATGTCCGCCCACATCCCAGTAATGGAACGGGTCAAAAATACCGCTGCACTCAAAGCTGGTCACAAAGCCGCCGCTCTTGGTGTACTTGTGCGTCACCTTGTCCACAAAGTATTTGCCGTTGATTCCTCCGTTCAGGCCATCCCCGTACCCGGTCAGGCGCAGGTTGTTTCCGGCGCTCACGCCCCAGTTGCCCATAACGGAAAATTTCAGCTTCACTCTGCCGTGGTTGGCATTGTTGATCTCGGCGCAAAGCTGTACGCTTGCGTCGTAAACGCTGGTGGCGCGGCGGTTCACATTCTTGGTGTGGTTGCCGCCGCCTACGCTGCACACAATGTCCAAATCCTTGTCGGCGTCGGTGTAGGTAAAATACCCGCCGGTATAGGTGCCGGACAGGGTCGTGTTGTAACTCAAGCTGCCGGGTATAATGTTCGTGCGGTCAAAGTCCTGCACGGCTCGTTTTCCCTTGTAGCGCTCCCGGTCATATACCCACAGCCGCTTTGCGTACACTTTTAAGATCAGACCGTAGTTTTTGCAAAGGGTGTTGTAGTAGCTGCTGTCGGTGCCGTCCTGTTCGTCGCACTCTATGTCGTAATCGTCTGCGTCATAGGTGAACCCCAGCCCGTACCGCCCGGCAATGCTTTCCCCAATTCGCTTTATGGAGGTGTTCTTCCAAATGTTTTCCCGCTCCAACTCGCTAAAATCGGTGTCGCTCGGCTTGCTCACACCGCCCACCTGTAAAGTGGTCGGCGCGTCTTGGTAAGCCACATCGTCAAGGATAAATAGCCCGCACTCCATCACATGGGTGTCACCGGGGCCGTTCCAATCCCGCCCGATAATGCGCGGGCGCAGCGTCGCGCCCTCCTCCGGCAGCCAGCCGTGCAGCCATTTACTGTCCTGTGCGTCCAGCGTAATGTCTATGCTGTCGCTGTCGTCGGCGGCATTGTCAACATAGGTCAGGCTCTCGATCTCCGCACCTACCTGCCCGGCAAAGGGGGCATTGTTGTAGGTTACATCCAATTCAACCCGTCTGCCGTTATTCATAGCTTGCCTCGTACTTCCACGGTGGCAGCAGTCCGTCGCGCTCCTCCTCCAAAACCGGGGTGGCAAGCACCACCCCGGCCTCAAAAAGGAAAGTGTCGATCTGCTGCGGGTTGGCCGCCATCAGAATGTCCGCATGGTATTCACTGCCGTACACCTGCTTTGCAATCACATCCCAAGTGTCACCGCTCTTTGTTGTGTATGCCATATCGTTTCTCCTGTCAGTAGGCCGTCCGCGCCTTTCGGCGCATCATTTGTTCGTACCAAAGTTCAAACCGCTGCTGCGCGTCGTCCAAAACGCTTTCCAGTACAGCCCGGTCAGCGTTTCCCTGCACGACGATCTGCGGCGCAAATACAACCTGCCCGCCGCCGTCCGGGGTTCCGCCGCCGTCCTGTTCCGGCTGCGGCTTGCCGGTGTCGATCTCTTGCAGCTCCACAGCGTTGTTACCCTGCGTCGCCTCAATCGTCGCCAGCTCCACCGCACCGCCGCCGTCGGCATACGGTACACCTGCCGCCACGGCGGCCTGCTCTCCGCTTACCCCCAGCATACGGCCCGCCTGCGTCCAAGTGTTGATGTTGTCGCTGCGTACTCCGCGCTGGAAACTGATTACCGCCTCGGTTCCGGCTTCACCGGCGATAGAAACACCGTCCGTAAAGCCGCCCCTTGCCAGCATGGGCAAGGTGGGTATATTGACGGAAAAGCTCTTGCCGCCAAGTATGGGCACCCATTTCGGGATAGTCAGGCCCAAACCGTTAATGCCGGAAATCGCCTTGTTGATGATCGCAATAACGGCGTTCAGCGGCGCTTTGCACAGCGCCACCAGTCCGTCGAAAGCAGAACCGAAAATCTGCTTGATTCCCTCCCACGCTTGGCTCCAACTGCCGGAGAACACCCCGGTAATAAAAGTAATCAAGCCTTGGAAGAAACCTTGAATCGCACTCATAACTGCGCTGATTCCCGCACTGAACGCTTCAAACCCGGCCAGCAGTGCGGGCACAACCACGCTGCCAATGGTCATAATCACGGTAATAATGCCCTGTATGATCGGCATTGCCGCCTGAATGGCGCTGCCAATGATCTGCATACCCGTCATAACCGCACTGCCAATATTGGAAATTATGCTGGCTATCGTCGGCGCTGCCGCCGTAAAGGTCTGCAAAATAATGGGCATCACTGTACCCGTGATAAAGGCAAATACATCCTGTATGATCGGCTTGACCGTGCCCGTCGCAAAGGTCACGATCTGCCCAACCACACCCATGATGGATTGCAGGATAGTCACCACGCCGCCAAAGGCTGCGCCTGCGTTTTCACCAAACAGGTTTGTGATCGTGTTCTGCAGGGGGGCCAGCGCAGCGGCAACGCTGCCCTCGCTGAAAAGCCCTGTCACAAAGTCGGCCACGCCTTGCAGTTTGCCGGTGAACACATCAAATACCTGCCCGCCGGTTTCACCAAACACATTCACGACTATGCCGCGTATGTCCTCCAAGTGGTCGCCCAAAATGCTTACCACGGCAATAATGCCGCTGATCGCAGCAATTACCGGGGCTGCCCCGGCAAACAGGCTGCCAAAGCCTCCTGCTACCGGCCCCCAAACGCTGCCCAGCAGTCCGGCCCCGGCCCCTGCAAAGTTGCCCAGCGCACCCAAGGCGTTAGAGCCAACGCTCACCACGCCCTTTGCCACGCCGCCAACCTTGCCCGCTGCGCCGCTGACTGCCTGCCCCACGCCGCTGTTCGCTACGGTGGAGATCACATTCCCGGCTTTTCCGGCCACCCAGCCAGCACCGTTCTGTGCAAGCCCCTTGGCACCGCTCACAAGGTTGGTCAAACCCAAGCCCTCCGGCCCCGCAATGCCCGCAAGGATTTCTTTGCTCACACTAATGGTGCCCTTGCCGAAACCTACGATCTTGCTGCCGATGGTGGTATTCGCCACATTCCCGGCTGCCGCGCGGATCCCGCCAAAATACTGCCCTATGGGGCTGCTCGTCGCAGCGTTCTTTGCCATCCCCAGCAGTCCGCCGCCTTGCTTTGCGTCGGTGATCTGCCCGGCCACGCCCATAAGGCCCTGCATAAACTTGTAGTCGGTGCCCTTTTGGTTGGTCAGCGTTCCACGGTTTTTAATGCCAAAGTAAGCACCAATGGCGCTGTTCTCCAACCGCTGCATAAAGCTGCCGCTCCCGTTACTGG